GGGAGAGCGCCACTCTCTCCCGCGGTCTTCTTTCACCACCAAACGACTCGATAAAGCATGAATAGCCACGCAGAAGACCCAAAAGGACACCAAGAGCCTCAAAGTGGCTCAGATCGGCCTACATCGGGTTTAGAGAGAACCACAGGACTCTATTTAGGCTCTCCGACTCCCAGAATCCACTCTAAACTCGTAGATTTACCGTCACGCGGGCAAGAATTGATCGATTTCGCGGACAGTATCAAGCTTCCGCTTCTACCTTGGCAGAAATGGGTCGCCATGGAAGCCCACCGAGTTAAGCCAGACGGCCGCTGGCATTCGCCCCTAGTGACCGTCGTCGTAGCGAGACAACAAGGAAAAACTACGCTTATGAAGGTACGAGCTTTAGCTGGTCTTTTCTTATGGCATGACGGACTCCAGATCGGAACAGCTCATCGACTTACGACGTCGCTGGAAACCTTTCGAGACATCGTTAACATGATCGAAGAGAACGAACATCTGGCCAGACAAGTGAAGCGAATACGCTGGGCTCATGGCTCAGAAGAGATCGAGCTCAAATCCGAGTTCGGCGGCGGTCGGTACATGGTTAAAGCTGGCGGCTCAGCTGCTCGCGGTATTTCCAAGCCCGAGACCGTCTTCGTCGATGAGACCCGCGAACTAAAAGACGAATCCACTTGGGCATCGCTTCGCTATACGATGATGGCAGCTAAGAATCCTCAGCTCTGGACACTCAGTAACGCAGGAGACCAACACAGCATCGTCCTTAATTCTCTACGCGAGCGCGGAATGAGCGCAGCTAAGGGCGACGACATCGCTTACTATGAATGGTCATCAAACTACGACAAGATCGACGACACTCCCGCGTTCTGGAAAGGCGCGGCGATGGCGAATCCAGCACTCGGCTGGACAGTCCACATCGATAACATTCGGGCCGTTCTCAACGATCCGCCAGATGTTGTAAAAACGGAAGTGTTATGCAGATGGGTAGCCACTATTTCGGCAGCTATTCCAGCCGAAGAGTGGAATCAGTGTGGAGAAGAAGGCTTAGAACTTGATCCAGAAAAGACGACTTGGCTCGGCATCGACGTAAGTCCTAATCGTAAAGATGCCGCACTGGTCGCAGCTCAACAGATCGACGACGAGCGATTCTTCGTCAAGCTCTTACACACTTGGCATAATCCGATTAACTTGGACGATAAAGCGATCGCGAACGACATCGCGCCTTATGTCAAACAGTATCCAGTTGAGACAGTGGCTTATTCTAAGAGGACGGCTTCTGCTATAGCTGCGCGGTTAGTTCCAGCGGGAATCCCGATCTCGGACATCGACGGCGCACTGTACGGCCAAGCTTGCGACGAATTGTTAGGAGCGATCACATCGAAGAGATTACGACACGATCCGAAACAGACAGAACTCTCCAAGCAGATCTTATCAGCTGCGAGACTTCCGTTCGGAGATGGTGGCTGGACTATCGGGCGGAGAGCTTCTCAGTCGACTGTATGCGCGACGGTTGCGACTGCACTCGTCACACATTACGCGACACGCCCGCCGATGGATCTTGACATCATGGTCGGATAGCGGTATCGCATTCTCGTAGAATTGCGACATGGGATTATTCGATCTATTCGTTCCGAAGGTTAACGCTGCGTCTCCAGCTTCTATCAGCATCGACGCGGCCGAATCGCTATACCCAGTAAACACTCTTAACTCTCTCGGCGGCTATTACTTTATGGGTAATCAGACCGCTACTCGTACGGAAGCGATGGGCGTTCCAGCTTTAGCTCGCGCGCGTAACATCATCTGCACGACTATAGGATCTTTCGAGATGCACACTCGCAACATCGCAACAGGCGAAAGAGTGCAACAGCCGCGCGTCATCAATCAGCCAGACCCGCGAATCGCAGGATCGGCGTTCTGGTCATGGCTTGCAGAGGACATTCTGTTCTATGGTTACGGCTACGCGCGTGTTATGCAACGCTACGCCGACACTGGTCGCATTCAGGCGATGGAAAGAATAGATCCAGTTCGTGTAACTGTTACGACTAACGCTAACGGAACAGAGATCGACGGTTATTCTGTCGATGGAACAGTAATCGATCCTAGCGAACTAGTCGTCTTTACTGGACTCGACGAAGGAATCTTAAATCGCGCTGGACGTACTATTCGCGCAGCTTCGGCATTAGAGAAAACAGCTTATGACTTCGCGATCAATCCTAATCCACAGACGATCTTAAAAAACTCTGGCGTAGCACTTCCTAAAGATCGCGTAGCTGCGTTAGTTGCAGCATTTAAGAATCGCACTTCTAAAGCTGTCACATTCTTAAACGGTGACGTGTCGATCGAGACTGTCGGTTATGATCCTAAGAATCTACAGCTTAACGAAGCTCGCGGATACCTGGCTCTCGAACTATGTCGCGCCGCCGGTCTTCCAGCTTATTTCGCAAGTGCAGAACCGAACTCATTTACTTACTCAAACGCAGTAAGCGAAAGACGTTCTCTTATTGATTATTCGCTGCGGCCGCTTATGACAGCGATCGAGCAGCGTTTATCTTTATCGGACTTTACTCCCTTGGGCCAAGACGTAAAGTTCGATCTAGATGACTTCTTGCGCGGTAATCCAATGGAGCGCGCGCAAGTGTACGAAATACTAAATCGAATCGGTGCTATGTCGATCGATGAAATCCGCGAAGAAGAGGATCTACTTCTATGAAAATCACTACACCAATGAACATCACAGCGGCAGATTCTAACTCGCGCACTATTAGCGGGCGCATCGTCGCATTCGAGGAAGCTGCTAACGCATCGACTGGGAAAGTCGTATTCGCGAAAGGCTCAATCGCTCCAGCTTCCGTAAAGTTAAACTTGGAACATGATCGCACTCGTCCAATCGGTAAAACTATGGACATGACACTAAACGAAGATTCGATCGATGCAGTCTTTAAGATTACAAACACTACAGCGGGAACGGACGCGCTTGTCGAAGCGATGGAAGGTCTACGCGATGGATTCTCCATCGAATTAGCAGTCGATGATTACATCATGCAGAAGGACGGCACTATGCGCGTTCTTGCTGGAGAATTAACTGGCGTCGCCTTGGTCACAGAGCCAGCCGTACGATCCGCAAGAGTGAGCGAAGTCGCCGCGACAACTGGCGAAGAAGTCGCCGAAGAGATCTCCGATTCCACAGTGGAAGAGGAAGTAACACCAACAACAGAAGGAGACGAAGTGGACAACACCGTCACAAACGCGGAAACCGTCGAGACGGTCGAAGCTGCTCAGTCAACAACAGCCGCAGCGAAGCCAATCGTAGGCGGATCATTCACCAAGCCACGCTTAGAGTTCACAGCTGCTAAGTACGTGGAAAACACAATTCGCGCAGCACTTGGCGACGATCAAGCTCGTCAGTACGTACTCGCAGCGGATAACACAACAGATAACGCGGGCCTTGTGCCAACTCGCCAGATGGCAGAAGTAGTTAACGGACTATCTACAACTATCCGTCCATCAATCGACGCAATCTCTCGCGGAACTCTTCCAGACGCGGGCATGAGCTTCGAGATTCCGAAGATTACCCAAGCTCCTACGGTTGCGGTTCTAGCCGAAGACGCTTCACCAATGAGCGACACAGATCAGAACGCAGCTTTCATTACTGTAGACGTTAAGAAGTTCGCGGGACAGCAGACTTTCTCAGTCGAGCTTCTCGATCGTACTTCTCCAGCGTTCTTCGATGAGCTAATACGCAACATGGCAGCAGCTAAGGCGAAGGCCGAGAATGCTTACGTTAACGGTCTTCTAATTTCAGGAGCTACAGCGGACGGCACTACTACGACTACTTATCCAACAGCTGCCGAGCTACTTGGAATTATCTCTCGCGGAGCTGCTTCTGTTTACTCAGCTACAGCTGGACTTCCACGTCCATTCGCGAAGTCACTTATCGCATCGACTGGCCAATGGGCTAACTTGATGACTCTTAACGATTCAGGACGTCCGATCTATAACGCTTCACAGCCAAGCAATGCGGGCGGCGTAGTTCGTCCAGATTCATTAGTAGGCAACGTCGCGGGCTTGGATCTATTCGTAGACCCAACTAACGCGGGCGATGGCGACGGAACTCTTCTCGTCGTTAACCCAGACGCTTACACATGGTACGAAGGCCCTACTTTCCGTCTACGCGCGGACGTAATCGCTTCTGGCCAGATTACAGTCGGTTACTACGGTTATGGCGCACTAGCTACAAAGATCGCAGCTGGCGCATTTAAGAATAACAAGCAGTAATCCGAATAAATCGATCATCGCCTAGTTCGCTCCCGAGCTAGGCGAGCAGTAGAAGGGAAGGGCTAATGCCTAACATCATTACAGCTTCGCAGCTAAGATCCGTCTTAGGCGTTAGCTCTTCTCTCTACGACGACGCTTACTTAAACGACATCATCGACACAGCGGAGCAAGTTATTCTCCCGCTACTTATTCAGAACTCGACAGCTGTAATCGAGTACGAGCTAGACACTAACGTCGCGACATTCTTTACTCGTCGCACTCACCCGTTCGTCGTAGGCCAGTCGATCGTCGTAACTGGTCTCCCAGCTCCATTTACAGCCACTCACACTCTTACAGTCGTTACCGATTCTTCATTCTCTGCCGCGCTCACATCGACGAACGTAACACGTCGCCAGATTATCCCGAATGGCATGGCAACACTTAGCGGCTATTCAGCTGCGACTCTCTACGTCGGAAACGCGTCGATCGAGTCCGCTATCTACGCCGTATCTATCGAAGTCTTCCAATCTCGCACAGCTGCGGGCGGTCAGATCGAAGGCGTGGACTTTCAGAGTTCGCCTTACAGAATGGGCCGCAGTCTCCAAAATCGTGTAATCGGTCTCTTGGGTAATTACATAGACGTCGACGTAATGATCGGTGGCTAAAGTGCCAGCTTCTTCTATTCTTACGAGCGTTCGTACTCCGCTTAAAACAGCAATCCAAAACGTCGCGGCTAATACTTACGATTCGGTTCCAGAAGCTCCGATCGTGCCATTCGCGGCAGTGACTCCAAGCGTTCCGTATCTACAGCCGACGTTCTTGGGTAAGGCGAACGTCAAACTAAAGGTAAATCTAGTAATGACCGTAGGCGTAGCGATCTACGATAATCAGAGCGCACTCGATAATTGGGAGAAGCTCGTAATTAGCATTCTGGCGGCCGTTCCGTCAGGGTATGAAGTCGGAGACGTATCGAATCCGATTCCGTTAACGATAGGCGCGTCAGAAGTTCTCGCGGGTGAGATTCAGCTTTCGACCTATTACACACAGACAAACTAAGGAGAAAACAATGGCCACGACCGTCATTACTGGACGCGATCTCGCTATGACGATCGCGACTAAGAACTACGACGAGCAAGCGACAAGCGCGACGCTCTCATGCGACGTCACTATCGAAACTTACGACACTCTTTACTCGAAGGCTTATAAGTCGATCGATTCACAGTGGACGTTCGATGTCGAAATGCTCGCAGATTGGGGCGCAACAGATTCACTCTGCGAAGCTCTATGGACAGCAGCAGAGACAGCACCAAACACAGCTTTAACCGTATCGCTTACAGCTGTTACAGGCGCAGTCTTTAGCTTCCAAGTTCTGCCACTATTTCCAAGCGTGGGCGGAGCATCGCCAGACGCTCAAACTGTTAGCATGAGCTTCACAGTTATCGGAACACCTACAGAGACATTCAGCTAAGAATAAGAATCGGGAGCAATAAATGAAGCTAGAACTAGAAGTCCAGTACCTATCGGGCGACGTCGTTACTTACGTGGCAGCGGTTCCAGAATGGGTCAAGTGGGAAAGAAAGTTTAACGCGACAGTAAACGAAGCAGAATCGAAGCTCGGACTCGAAGGGCTTACATTCTTGGCCTATCACGCTATGAAGCGCGAAGCAGCTGGGAATCCTGTAAAGCCTTTCGAGATCTGGGTCGAGACTGTAGAAGGAATTAACAGTAAGAAGTCAGACCCAAAAGCTGGCCCGTCGGAAGCCTAAATCGGTTACTCATCGAGCTAGCAATCGCTACTCGAATCCCGATGAGCGAGTGGAAGACGGCGGAAGACGTACTAACGGCTATAGAGACCTTGGAGAGACAGAATGGCAGACACTAAAGGCCGCGGCACTTATGCCATTACTGTCGATCCGTACGAGTTTAAGAATCTTATCGGTCTTCTTAGTTCATTTCCCGCGGAGTATCAGCAGCTAGTTCGAGATCGGGCGCAGCCCATGTCTCAGCGATTAGCTGGCCAGCTTATGATGAGCGGACTATCTGCTCCAGCTCCACAAACGAAGCTAGTAGTCCAGACGATCAAGTCTCCACGCGATCGTCTTATTCGCGTCGACATAGGCGGCCCTAAGAAGGTCGGTCGTCCTTACGGCGGAGAGACTTCTAAAAGCGGTAAAGGAAAAGTAAGGCGACAAGCTGCGCCAGCGGGCGCGCTGCTCTGGGGAACAGAGTACGGATCGCATGGCGGAGTCGACTCTATCGGGCGAACATTTACGAACAGGTTTAAGACTCCATACAATAAGCGCGGCTACTGGATCGCTCCAGCGGTCGACTTTTATGTCCCAGTCGTAGCGCGCGAGTATTCCCTTATGGTTCAGCAGATCGCTAAAGAATTGAGGCTGAACTAATGGCGGGCATTCCAAAGATCAAGATAACTTTCGACGCAGACTTCGACGAATTAAAGAAGGGCGTCAAAGGCGCGCAGAATGAAGTCGAAGGCTTCGGATCTAAGATGGGCGGCTTCGCTAAAAAGGCGGGAGCTGCTTTCGCTGTTGCGGGAGCTGCCGCTGCTGCTTACGCTGGAACTCTTTTGGTCGATGGTGTTAAGTCCGCAATCGAAGACGAAGCGGCTCAGGCTAAACTCGCGACAACTTTAGAAAACGTTACAGGAGCGACAAAGAATCAAATCGCAGCTGTAGAGGATTACATAACCCAGACGGCACTTGCTAACGGAATTACGGACGATGTTTTGAGGCCGTCGCTTGATCGACTCATTCGCTCGACGAAAGATGTCACCAAGGCGCAAGAACTCCAGACCTTAGCTCTAGACATCGCAGCGGGAACAGGTAAAGATCTAAAGACTGTCTCCGAAGCTCTCGGTAAAGCCTACGACGGCAATCTCGGCGCACTAAAAAAGCTCGGCGTCGGAATCGATGACTCGATCATTAAGTCCAAGAACTTCGACGCGGCAGCTGCGGCACTATCGGCAACTTTCGAGGGCCAAGCTTCTAAGCAAGCCGAAACTTTCCAAGGAAAGATGGCGCGTCTTACTGTTGCATTCGATGAAGCAAAAGAGACCGTAGGTTCGTACGTTCTTGATGCTTTAACTCCGCTTCTATCTGGCATCGTCGATAAAGGAATCCCGGCCGTTCAGGACTTCGCTAAGAATCTTGGCGAAACACTTGGCCCAGCATTCGCGGCAATCTTTAAGGTAATCCGCGACGACTTACTTCCGATCTTGACGTCATGGTGGAAGTTCCTTTATAACGAGATTATTCCAGCGATCGGAAAGATCGTAGGCCCAATCCTAGAAGGACTTAAGTCCGCATTCGACAAGATTAAAAAAGCGATCTCGGATAACTCAGAAGAGTTAGAGCCATTCTACGGATTTTTAAAAAAGGTCTGGGAGTTTACGGATAAGTATTTAGTCCCACTTCTCGGCGGTGCATTTAAGGTTGCACTCGAAGGAATCGGAACGATCGCCGCTGGCTTGGTTACTACATTCTCAAAACTGGTCACATTCTTAAACAATACTTTTAACGCGGTTAAGAAGGTTATCGACTTTATCAAAAATAATCCTGTTACTAACTTCTTTAGCGGCGGAGAAAAAGGTCTTAGAGCTTCGATCGTTCCAGATGAAACTCCGCCAGTAGTTCCATTTGGCGGCGGTGTCACATCTCCTACAGAGTTCTTCTACGATCCGAATGGAGATCCGCGCACATTTACAGGCGCGCCGCTCGAATTGTTCTCTGGCGGAATGCAAGCTGCAATTCTTAGAAAGAACGAACTCGTAGCAGAGACCGAAAGATTAAGAAACGCCAGAGAAGCCGCCGCAGCTGCTCGCACTGCTTCCACTGGCGGATTATCTACAGCAGATCGCATTACGATAAACATGGGCGTAGTCGGAGATCCAGAATCAGCGTCTAGAACGATCATCGACTTACTTAATAAATCGCAAGCTCGCGGCACTGGCGGAGCTGGATTACTGGTCGGCTCGCCATGACCTTATGGACTCCCGTCTGGAGCGTTCTCATCGATGGAGTCGAGTATAAGAACATAACTCTCGCAAACCTTACGATCGAATCTGGTCGTCGAGACATCTATCAGCAAGCAGTCGCGGGCTACTGTAGTTTATCGATTCTAAACATCGATGACGATCCCATAACCGTAGGGATTAACTCTGGAATAACTGTCTTCGTACAAAACTCCACAGCTACTCCAGTAGCAATCTTTGGCGGCAGCGTTAGCGACATTCTTACGACGGTAGAAAGATCGGGAACTGGCGGACTCGTCCAGACTATTAGCATTACGGCACTTGGCGCGCTTTCACGTCTTACAAAAGTTTTAACCCAAGGCATACTGTCTAAAGATGAAGACGGCGATCAAATCTTTGACATTTTGGACGGGATTCTTTACGGAGCTTGGAATGAAGTTCCAGCGGCTCTTCATTGGGCAGATTATGACGCGACGACTACATGGGCTAACGCAGAAAATAGCGGCGTCGGTGAGATCGACCGCCCAGGTAATTACGAGCTGACAGATCGAAGCGCAAGCGTTATCGATGCTTATTCTCTTGTCGCTTCTTTAGCTACTTCTGGACTTGGTTACATTTACGAAGACAGCGAAGGCCGCATCGGGTATGCGGACAGTACTAGGAGAGGCACTTATTTAGCCACGAATGGTTATGTCGATCTTTCGGCTTTAGATGCTTATTCCAGTGGCTTACAGACATCGACTAGAGCGGGCGATGTTCGTAATGCTATTACGATTACCTATAAAAATGGCCAAATAGTCTCAGACGAAGATCCCGCTTCGATCGCACTTTACGGCGCGCTGGCCCAGAACATTCAGACGTCCTTAGAAAAGGGCGCGGACGCAACTTCCCAAGCTGCTTTTTATTTAGCTCTGCGCGCTTACCCAAGAGCTAACTTCGAGTCTATTCGTTATCCATTGGGTAGCCCGAACGTAAGCGATTCGGACAGAGACGCGCTTATAAATGTCTTTATGGGAATGCCAGTAAACATTACAGATCTACCCGTAAACATGGGACTAAACTTCCAAGGCTTTGTCGAAGGGTGGAGATTCTCAGCTGGTTATAACTCTCTGGCCGTCGATCTTTACATTACGCCAATCTCTTATTCACTCGACGCGTTCCGATGGAATGACGTGCCAGCTTCCGAAAGATGGAACACTTTAAGCTCTACACTTACTTGGTTAGAAGCGACAGTAGTCGCATAAAGGAGAAAACATGGCAACAACTACGCCTAACTTCGGCTGGAGCGTTCCGACTTCCACCGACTTAGTAAAAGATGGAGCGACAGCAATCGAGACGCTTGGCGATTCTATCGACGCGTCTTTAGCGGATCTTAAAGGTGGCACGACTGGCCAAGTTCTATCGAAGAACTCTAACTCAGACATGGACTTTACGTGGGCAGCTCCTACGACTGGAGACATTACGGGAGTAACGGCTGGAATTGGAATCTCAGGCGGTGGAACTTCTGGCGATGTAACCATCACTAACTCTATGGCTACGGCTATTACGACAAACGGTGATCTAATTTATGGAACTGGATCAGGGACATTTACGCGGAGAGGAATTGGCACAACGGGGCAGATTCTTACTGTCACTAGCGGAGTGCCAACATGGGAAAGTCCAGCGAGCAGCACTTTGTCTCTATCGCAAGTTGCCAGCGGTAGCACAACAAGCGGTGCAGAATTATCTATAACTGGTTTATCAAGTTACGACACCATTGAGTTTCGATTAGATGGTATGCAATTATCAGCGGCCACTCAAATGTATTTACGAATAAATAGCAGCACAAGCAGCGTTTATGATTTTAATTCGATTACTAATAGGCAAACTGGATCATTTTTGGCAACCGCATCAGGTTGGAAATCAGCCGAAGCAGCAACACAATTTGAGCCGATGCAAAACGGTTGCAACGGTGATGGCACTAATCAATTTAGAGTGAGATTTACTAACTGTAAAGCGACAGGTTTTACTTTAGTTTCTGGTAGTTATGGTTTTAGAATCGAAGATGGGGGCGCTCGTCGAGAGTCGGCCATCTGGACAGGTATCTTTAAGTCAGCGGCCGCCGTTAGTTCTTTTCAATTTGGCACAATTTTTAGTAGTAATTTTACAAGTGGATCATATGTAGTTTGGGGCGGATAATGATAAAAATCGAACATAATGTAGAAACTGGCAAAATCACAGAGATTCCACTCAGTGAAGACGAACTTGCAGAACGCCAAGCAGCCGAAACAGCAGCCGAAGCCGCACGAGCAGCAGAAGCTCCAGCTAAAGCAACAGCCGAAGCCGCGCGCCAAGCAGTCGAAACAAAGCTAGCGGCACTTGGTTTAACTTCGGACGACTTAAAGGTTTTAGGACTATGAGCCAATTCCCAATCGGAACAGCTGCGGCAGTCGTCGAGGTTGCTTTGGCAGAAGTTGGAACAATCGAAGAAGGCGACAATCTTACAAAGTACGGAAAGTTCACTAAGGCCGATGGTCTGCCATGGTGCGGATCTTTCGTTAATTGGTGCTTCCACCAAGCGGGCGTAAAGCTTCCATCGATGGTCTCTACAGCTGCGGGAGCGCATAAGCTTAAAGAAGTAAGTCGCTGGGTCGAGTCAGAGCCAAGAATCGGCGATCTTGCATTTATGGACTTTCCGCACGATGGCGTGGATCGTATTAGCCACATCGGAATCGTGGTCGGAGTAAAGCCGAAAACCGTTATCACCATCGAAGGAAATACTTCGGGAACGGGCGATCAACGTAACGGCGGAATGGTAATGATTAAAGAGCGGGCATTCGGGAGCGGTAAAGAGATCGTAGGCTTCGGACGACCTAAGTTCGTCGCTTATGCTGGCGATTATCCGATCGTCGAAGTACCTACTCAATCGGCAGCGAAGCCGAAGATCAAGGAGAAGAAAGATGGAAAGCTTAAAAGCGTTACTCGCAAGCTGGGCGCGTAGCTTCTTAGCTGCGTCTATTGCTGTTTACATGGCGGGCGTAACAGAACCTAAAGCTATCGGAATGGCTGGCCTAGCCGCTGTTCTACCTGTTATCTTGCGCTGGCTCAATCCTAAAGACACAGCTTTCGGGTCTACGGGGAAGTGACTCGGAAACTACTCGCGGCGGGTTTGGCTTTAGTCCTTTCGCTAGGCCTGTCCGCGTGTGGTTATCAGGGTTGGATTCGATACGAATGTCAAGATTATGAAAACTGGAAAGAATCGCGGTGTAACCCGCCAGAGTGCGTCCCTACTGGAACTTGCACTAAAGACGTCCTTGGAGAAGAAGCTCCATAGACCCGAACGACGTCGCACTCCAGAGGACATTCACGCCCAACTAATTCTAATAATCGGCGCGACTTTAGCGTTCGTCTTCTTGATCGTTACCCTTGGAATTACTTACGCTCTTATCTTCGTGACACAGCCGATCGGAGCGCAAGCTCCTAACGATGCAGCTTTTATCGATCTTCTTAAAACTCTAGCGATCTTCTTAACTGGATCGCTGGGCGGTGTTCTTGCGGGTAACGGATTAAAGTCCAAGCCGAAAACACCAATCGACACGCCGACAACTACGCGGGAATCTTGACCTAGACGCGTTCTTGCTTCACTCTTTACATAGGGAGCGCGAACGTCGCTCCCAGTATCGGGAGCAAGTAATGACATCAAGTGAACTAGGACTATTCGTCCTTATGGCTATAGCGGGCATTCTATGGGCAGCTATGAGCTA